GCAATAACGCTTACTAGCTTTGCAGCGGTAGAGTCAGCCATATCCAAAGATGCCCATGCGAAGTCGCCTTCAACATCAAGGTCTTCAGCCAAAACTTCAAAGACCGCTGTTCCTTCGTCAGCCGCAAAGACTGAAGAAAGATCATAAGCGTCAGTAGCCGCGCCAGGAATTACTTTTGTGAAAACGGTTAATGCCGCTTTCTTATGGTAATACGGGTTAGCTACTGATAGCGCCTTTGTAGTTCCAGCAGTGGCAGCGTTATGTTGTTTCAATGTGAACTGTGCAAGTGCCGCAGTTGAGTCTCCCATTTGAACAACAAAGGCCACTCTAGCTACTCCCTTTAAACCTACTCGTCCGCCGGTAATAGCCGCAGTGTTGGCGTCTACTGGCACTGTAACCAGTTTCATATTTGTTTTTTCTAGTAAGAATGCTTCCATATTTTTATCTCCTCAAAAAGTTAAGTTTTTAAATTCCGTTGCAGGACCGGGGGACTTTACGTCCCCCAGTTTCTAAACACTAGTTATTATCGGGCTTCGAGTAATACGATTGCTGACATATCGAACGCACCGAATTCAGTTGTCACAGGCGATGTAAACGGACACTTACCGTCTAAGCGCATTGAGAAACGGAATGCAGTTTGTTCTTTGTCAAACAACAAGTGAATCGAAGTGGCCGACTTGATGCCGCCAGCTTTACGAATCATGTAGTAGTAAGACAAGTCACAAAAGATAATATCGCCGAGATCACCGAGAGCAGGCATTGAACCCATCATTGGGATAACTGGACGCCCCAACAAAGTTCCATAAGGTGTTTGATTCAACTGGCCGCCTGGTGAAATGTAGATGTAGTTACCTACAGGGTCTACCATTTGACGGAGTTGATCTTCAACCGCTGGATTAATATACCATGCAGCACTAGAGCGTGAAGATGGGAACATACGGCTGTACATTTTCAAGACGTTTTTAGCGTTTACTGTGTCAGCAGTCTGAGCGCCTTCTTTCAAAACTGTTACCGCGAAAGGTGAATTCAAAATACCTTGTGGCTTGCCCGCGCCGTTGCCGCTTATGATTGCACTGTTAATTTTGTGCATGAAAGCATCGGGAGCAGAAGTCTTGATGTAAGACTCAAGAGCAGTGGCATCATCAAGAAGTTCGTCAGTGGCTTTTACAAGTGCTGCCAACTTTTGAAGTCTCCAAGATGCTTGTTTGAATGCAGGCTTTGATTCTGTGATGCTTGCGCCTTCAGCAGTCCAGTAAGCCTGAATGCCTTGGTTCCAAGGCTGACTCTCGTCAACATTGATTGTCAAAGCATTGCCGCCGACTTGAAGTGCAGTTGTAGACGCCATCAAAGATTCTTTCACTTCTAACTTTTTCAAGATAGCTTGTGAGATCTCTTCAGGAACCAAGAAACCGCCGTCTTCTCCAACTGATTCTTTAGCTACAGAAGCCTGAAAGCGTTTATCAAGTTCGCCTGTTTGACCGGCTTTTTTAACTGCCATCAACCAATCACCACTTGAATTAAAACCGCCGAAGCGATCATTTAAAGTGCGACCGACTTCAACGCGGGTAGCGCCAACAACCGGAGCAGTAGTCTTGCGACCTTGTGTTGCTTCAGTCTTTGCTTTGATGTTTGCTACTTTTTCAGCCGCTTGAAGTTGAGCGTCAAGGCTTTCATATTCTGCGCTTAATGCTTCAATGCTTTCAAGTTGTTCCGGTGTGTAGCCAGTTTCAGAAGCCTCAAGGCCCTCTAGCTTTTCTTTGATTGCGCCCATTGCTGCGCGAATTTGTTCTGGTGTCATATTGTTTTCTCCTACTTTAGTTTAGTTACATTTCCAGACCGCGCTACGCTATTTGCGAGCTAATCGTCCTGAAATTTCTTTTTTTAAATCATCTATTACTTTATTTGCCGCGCCAGTTTCAGAAAAATAAGTCTTCGGCTTTTTTCCAATCCATACGGATTCGATTGCTGAAGCTGCAATCGGCATACTCTCTGCTACTTTAGAATCTACGAAACCTTTTAAGATAGCATCTTCAGCGCCAAGCCATGTCTCAGCTTCTAGCATTGCTTTTATTTCGGCTCTATCCATTCCAGTTTTCTTTTTGTAAATTGATATCATTTGTTCTTCAACATCAAGCAATCGGTTTACTGTGTTATCAAGTTCCATTCGATTGCCCATTGCAAAGGTCCACGGCAAGTGAACCATGTACAACGCGCCATCGCCTATGTAGATGTTATCTCCAGCCAAGGCAATGATTGAAGCAATAGAAGCCGCAAGGCCGTCGATGTAAACATTCACTTTGGCTTTATGTTGCTTGATGCGATTGTAAATCGCAATACCATCAAACACGTCACCACCAGGGGAATTAATTCTGAGATCAATTTCTGTAACACTGTCAGAAAGTTTTTTAAGTTCTTCTGAGAACTGCTTTGCAGAAATCATAGAACCGTCGCCCCAATAATCTTGGCCGATGCCGCCGTAAATAATTATCTCCGCTTTAGTGGCGGATTTATTTTCTATGCGAAGTCTCGGACCCCGATTTTGGAAGTTCATAATTTTTGACATGAGTACCCCTGGTCAAAATATTGCTTAGTAGTTACTTGTATGTAAAGAAAAATATTAACGGGACTAGGCCAAAGACATAATGACTCACAGCCAAAACCTAAAATTTAATTTGACGCACCTCATACTCACCAGTCTTTTCATCACAGTCTACTCTCGCGAAACCGTTTACCCAATTGTCTTTTGAGCCCCGGTAGTCAAAACAATCCGACTTAATATCTCCGAGCCATCCATTTGCGTAGGCCGTAACATGATACGGAACTGGGCCAAGTTTTTTACAAGTGTACTGGGCCATTTGATGAACGTGCCCGTACATTATTGAGACCATAACTTTCTCAGCCGTCCCCTTTGCATGGTTTGCTCCCATCACTAGAGGCTCATGCCTTAACCAAAGATCACTCGTCTTTCCACACTTCGACCACTGAGTCGGACCATACGGAATGAATTTCCAGTTTGGCCTTTCATCAAATTTAAAAAGAGTTGGAGTATGAAGCATTCCCCACATTTGCGGAGCAACGTCTCGGATATATCTAAAAATTCTATAACAATGATTACCCTCAATCAGTTCAACTGGAATATCCGGAAACATTTTTTGAAGTTGATCGAATTTTTGATTAACATATTCAAGTTCTTTTAAAAGAGTGTTTTGTGATCCCGGTCCTTTGGGATGAGTTGAAACAGATTCTATTTCTGCAACGTCACCGTTCAAATATATCTTTGCTAGGGCTGGCCACGTTTGCATTAATCTTAATGCCTCGTAGTAACTCTTGCCTTCGTATGGAAAATGTATGTCGTTCAAAATAGCATATTGAACTATAGCCATCGGGTATATGGTGTATTACAAATTGCAATTTGTAACCTGTTCAGAAGTCTAGAATATCTTCTCGGAGTTTACCAGTTCGTTATCTACTGATTTCTTAATGTCTATGCCGAGAATAAGACATATTTTTACAAACTCTGAGGCCCTTAATTGTGACTTACCACATAGAAATCTGTTAACTGATATTCTACTTATCATTAATTCTTTAGCTATTTTTTCTTGTGTGAGTTTTTTCCTCTTAGCTAGAAGTCTTAAAATATCGTTAATACTATCATTCATTCTATCCATGTAACCCCCAAGGATAGTATGTTGTTGTAATTGATTGCTTTATGTCAAATTATAATACGCGTATCCCGCGAGTCTCGTAGACAGACTCTACCTGCTCATCTTGAAGCCATCCAGCCAAGGCCATAAGTATTGCAATGACTGGGTCAATCTTTAATTTTTCATGGGCCTTACGCGGGAATACATTCCCGTTGTGGTCTTCTTTAGCGATAACATTGCCCAGGCACCATCGCACAAGCGGTGAGCCGTTATGTCTGATCTTTCCCGACCGCATTAGGGCGTCTAGTTTTTTCATCGGCTCAGAAAGATTCGCAACATTCATTGCGATCTTAACCATTTCAATTTTGCTTGAAAGTTTCTGCGCTGTCTCAGTAGCATTCCAAGCATCGTACAAACACTCAATAACTTTATAGTCTTTAGATAGTTCCTCACATTCATTTCTTATGAAGTCATAATTAATTGCTGCACCTTTTGTGGCCATCAAGAATCCGCGAGCTACACAGTCGTCGTATAAAACATTTCTTGCTTGCTTCACTGTATCTTCCGGAAGGTAACTCTTGTCAAAAATAGAGTAGACATCCCCCTCCCTAAATATAATAGCGTTTGAGGTTATGTCGATGTGTGACGCTAAATCTAGACCCATTCTGCAATATTTATTTTTAAAGTCTTCAATCTTCAAAGTCTTATCATAACACTTATCCCACATCGCCTGGTCATAAAATGCCTTGGCCTCAGAAATCCACATATCCATGTGTTTGATTTTTATGTTCGGGATGTCAGCCGGAGTAACAAGGGCCTTATCTATTTTCGCCTGAAGTGTTTTTATGTCAACGCTGACGCCAAGATTAGGATTAGGTTTTATCCAGTTCTTCTGGTCTGCCCAGTCATCGCCTTCGTCCAGACAATAAACGACTGCAAAGAATTGGTCATCGACAACCTCATTCAGAGAAATCTTTTTCGCGTAACATGATTGTGAGTAGCCTACTGAGTGAACGTCCTGTCCTGCGGTAGTAATACAAAGAGTTAAAGAGTCTGCGCGTTTTGACATACCAGAATAAATAACTTCAAAGGTATCTCTTTGCATCGCATGTAATTCATCACAGATTGCAAGAATGTCATTCAAGCCGTCTAGTCCGGAGTGTTCCGAGGCAAGCGCACGGACGGAAGAGTTTGAGGATGAGTGAATAATAGAATGGGCCAATACTTTGACGCCAGTATGTTTTAAAAAACTTGTATTCTTTTTAGCCATTGATCTAGCCGAGTCTAGTACAATTCTCGCCTGATCTTTTTTAGTGGCCACTGTGGACACTTGGTTTCCGTTTGGATTATCTAGGGCAAGAAAATAAAGAGAGGCTTGTGAGGCCATTGCAGACTTCGCATTACCCCTTGCTACTTCAATGTGGGCAATACGGAAACGCCTGAATCCAG